ACAGGCGGTCCTGCGACAGGCGTGGTGAACACTACCGTGCCCGAGGAGGGCGAGCCATTCGACGGGGTGTACCCAAGCGTCTGGGCGATATTCAGCAGGCTCTGGCGCTGGGTGGCAGTCGGCAGGTACGCTTCCTGGCTGATACGATCCCCGTAGTAAGAGAGAATGTCCCCCATATAGGCGAACATCTCTACCATCATCACGCCGAAGTCGCCCTCGGAGGTGGTGTTCCACTGCGGAAAAGCCGTGGCTGCGTACGCCAGCATCGACTGAACAAACGACGCCCAGTCCTTCGAGGAGTAGTCGATGGCCGTAGGGATAGCCAGGACCGGATACTGAACGGGTATCGGATTTACGCTCACTGGCTAGTCGCCTCGATCACAGTGCCGCCAACCTCGACAGTGGCCGTGAATACATCCGGGCTGCTGTTCGGATTCAACTCAAAGTCAACCTCTACGTTAGCCACGCCAAAACTATCTGACGAGTGCGGGGTCACGTTAAGCACGACAATCGTCGGCTCCCAGATAGCCATCTGGGTCTTAACATCCTGCGATATCTGCTTGGTCACAGTAGTAGGATCAGGCTCGAAAATGTATTCCTTCAGTGGCACGCCGTAGTTAGGCTGCATCACTCGCTCACCGGGCTCGGTGTCAACCAGCACCGTGACATGCTGCATAGCCTGGGCAGCCGGGTCAGATGTGGTGGCCACATTCCCGTATTTGTCCAGGGCGAAAGGGACTACAATCTCGGTGCTCATGCGTACTGCCAGTCTATCACTGGCCCGGGTCAACCTTCTGGGTTGTCAATGCGTAGCACGGTACGTTTACATCTCCGCCGATAAACTGCACAAGGACAATGGTTCCCGGAGGGGGACCAGGTCCGGGGCCATCCTTAGATGCAAAGCCCAGGGCGCGTCCGGGCCTTGTTGCATGCGCGTCGATAGACGGTGTGACAAACGCCCCGAAAAAACTCGCGGGCAGGTTGTCAACGTCTATGCCATCCGTCACGCCTGTTCCGGTCACGCTGTGCTGGCCGACCGCTTGGACCGAGTTAACGTCGGACGAGTACAGGTTAGACCCGCCGAGCTGGCCGACCACGTTGAATCCCATAGGCCGAGCCCAGTTACTCGACTGCATTCCGAGGAGCTGGGGCACCTGCACCTTTACGCATACGTCTGAAAGGCGTGTCTGAACGATACGGCCCAGGTAGACACCGAACCATTCCTTTGCCTTGGGCGAGCCGGTGGAGCCACTAACCCTGCCGCGCGTCATACGCTGCCCTCCAGCACCACGTTCATGTTCGTAGACTGCCAGACGCCGTTGCTTAGCGTGCAAGCAACGATTTCCGGCGTCACCTTCTGGATACCCTTGATGTTCGGCGTGTGCCCGGTGACGTTACGCATCAACTCTACTTCAGTCACATAGACGTCGAGCACCGGGGTCATCCAGGACAGCGCCATTCTGTGCTTCGCCCCGGTAACTATCCAGTTGCCTTTGGTGTCGTCGGCCATGTGGTATCCACCCAGCTTCAGCGCCTTGCCCGGGTACAGCAGCGGCCACCCGAACACCTGGCAGGTGGCGTAGATCCAGTACTGGCTGAGCGTCGGCTTGGCGTTCATCAGGCGCTTGGCCTCGGCGTAGGAGGTTACGTGCCGGTGCGTTTCGTTGAAGTCTACCGGGGAAACGCTGGCAGAATCCGCCTGAGCCTTGAACACCTGGCCCGTGCTGTAGTCCATTCCGTAAATCTGCCTGTTGACTATCTCCCCGCCCGGGATGTTGTCGCCCTGAAGCTTGCGGAAATGCTGTGCGGTATCTCTTTGGCTAGGCACCTTGCTGATGTGATACTCGGGCAGGAATGAGTTACTGGCTCCACTCAGGACAACAGCCGGGTCGATGAAGTACATCGTGCCCCCGCTGACCCAGAACCTGAAACCCACCTTGGTAGCCATGCGACTCATAAACACGAAGTCGCTTTCGCCAGCCTGCACCTCGTACGGGAGATCCCAGTTGATGGTGGTCACCACGCAGCGAAGTTTCTGCTCCCGGGCGATCTTCTGGGCTATGCCTGACGGCGTTGTGTTGGACCACACGCGGGTTTTGTCGGTGTTCATTGTCTTGGAGGTGCCTATGCAAAAATACTTGATCTGCATCGCCGGGAGGTCTCCGTCAGCTTCGGAGGACTGCTCGTGGTGGTTGATGTACCCGTACCAGGTGACCACCTTATCCGGCAGTCTTCCCCATTGAATCTCGACCGGGGAGTTGTCTGGGTACGCTGTAAGCAGATGCTTGTACGGATGGTTGGGAGTAGCCCCCATGCGGATGATAAACAGGTCGTGCCTGCTCCAGTACTGGTGCAGCTCGAAGTCCATCGGCAGGTCTTTTTTCAGCACGCCGTTAATCTTGCACGAGTATACTACGGGTCCGACCGGAATGGCGGCCATTACTGCGACGGCACCCTGATAAGCGTTCCGGGCGTGATGTTACTCCAGTCCATGATCTCCGGGTTAGCGTCGGCTATAGCAGACCATTTAGACGGATCACCGTAAAAACCAACGGACATTGTGTCCATTCGGTCGGACCCGGTCACCTGGTATGCCTGGTATGTAAACTGGTACGGCTCCTGAGGACCGGGCACAATTACCTGGCGTGTGTTCCCATCCGGCCCCGTCACATTAACAAGCGGGGAGTCAGCGTACCGTCCGTCTGCCTGAATCATCTTCCCGCCCTTCCTGTTGACGTGCCACTGACTATCCTGATGCCCGGAGGGGTGCCGCCACTTCCTGGCTTAGTACTAGTCCAGGGAGTTGTTACGAAGTCCTTGCCCGTCGAGCCTGCGGGAGGCGACGGCAGCAGCGTCATGTCCACGTTGATAACGCACCTCATGGGCACCATGTACTGCGTCCAGTGCGTGATCTGAACTTCCCAGTCTGTGATAAACCCGAAGTAGTCCAGTCCATCGGCAAGCCCGAGGTACACCCAGACCGGCACGAACAGCATTGCACCCTGCTGGTGCTCGGCAAAGTTCTTGCTGTTTCCTACCCCCGCCGGAAGATTGGCCAGCATGCCGGTGAACTGCTTCATCGCCAGAATATCAACGTTGACGCCGTTGGCGTGCGGGTTGTTTATCTCAGCGGTACTGCCAGCAGAATTGGCGGGCGTCCCGTCTGCGTTGTAGGCCCCCCACAGCTCATACGTGCGATCGTACAGCAGCGCGAAGGAGATGCTCTGGGCCATCGGGAAACGCGGGTCCGCCTTATCGTGGGCGCTACGGTACATCAGTGTCGCGGTTTGTGTTCCACCGGTGGCCATTGTGTACGCGGCCGACATAGTGGATGGGTTGAATAGGAACTTAACCTTTGCCTTTTGGGAGTATCCGACAATGGGCTTCTCCCACTGCATGAACCCACGCTGAAGCTTCCCGCCGGTAGTAAGCCCGAGCAGAGGAAACTGGGTGTGGTAGATCCTCGGGTCGAAAGGCGGCTGCACGTAATAGGTCGCGCCGCTACTCATGCCGCTGGGATTGCCGCCCGAGCCCGTGGTTATCTTAGGTTTGGGAGTCGAGGTGCCGACTGGTATGGCCATTACACGCTCCCGTACTTCTGCCCGCTGGTAACTGTGGCCAGAAGCTCGCGCTGTTCCAGCTCGCGGCAGATTTCATCCACCAGGTGCTTGGCCGCGTGCTTATCGTTCTCTCCATGACCTATGACAATACTACCCGGCTCGAAGGTAATGGCTATGCCGCCGCCTCCGGAGGGACTAGCACTAGGCGAGCTGTCCAGCAGGGAAGACCACGGAGCCTGCGCGGGCTGCTGGGTGTTCTGCATCTTGGCGATGTGCTGAGAGACAGCGGCCGGGAACAAATCCTCTCCGCCGTGAAGCCTCATCAGCTCCGCGCCGCGCTCGCCAACCCATGCCATTCCTGGGGGAGCGTCACTAATACCGTTGGCATACCAGTTGTGCGCCAGGTGGAAAGCCTTGGCGTTCTCGGGATTGTGATAGGTCTCTTTGATGTACGACAGTCCCCATGTTTCCTGAGCCCCGGCATCGGCGGTGCCACCAGCTCCCGGTGGCCAGCCCGCCTTAGGGTACTTGGTATACGGGAGCGCCTGGGCTATCCCGTACGCTCCCGATGAGCCTGCGGGCTGGGAAGCGGCATGTGAGCCGCCGTTCCAGATGGTGTTATCCCAGTTGTCCTCAGCCGATCCCCAGAGCCAGTCGAGAGCAGCCCACTGGCCGCCCGATCCCCAGCCGTACTTGGCGGCCAGTTTCTTGCCGATGGCCCTGTTCTTGGCCGCCGTTCCGCCCTGTGCGGTGCTGCCGGGGCCGCCACCACCTGATGGTGCGCCCGGGGACGTGCCTGTCCCGGGCATCGGGGTGCCACTGCCCAGAAGCTGCTGCTGCGACATGTAACCACCGCCGCCGCCACCTCCGAGTGCGGAGGAAACGTCATCCACCTCTTCTGATGAGCCGTAGTCACCGAGGCCCATGCCCATAGCTGCCGAGCTGGCGGGCATGCCCCCGTCGCCTTCAGTAGTAGTTCCTGTTCCCCCGCCGCCTCCGCCCTGGGTGCTTACCGATCCCAGCCCGCCGCGCGGACGTGCGGCGTGCTGCCATTCTTTATCGGAGTACGCACGAATGTGAATAGGAATGCCGGTGCCCTCGGCCTCTACAATCTGGTTGTTGTTGATCATCATGGCCTCGTGGCCGGGTGACGCGAATGTACCGAACGCTCCCGCCTGGAAAACAATGTCGCCTTCCTCGACAGCGTCCAGCGGCACGGACTTCTTCTGTAGTGCGGCCCACTGCTCGGCAGCAGTTCGCGGCAAAGATATTCCGCTGTGCTGATAAGCCTCCATTACCAGACCCGAGCAGTCGAAGCCCTGAGGCCCGATACCGCCCCAGATATAAGGCTTGCCTAGCTGCTGCTCGGCCCAGGCAACCGCTTCCGATGATGCCGCCGGAATAGTCGTATTCTTGCTAGACCCGGAGGCAGATGTCCGGCCGCTGGCTCCGCCGAATCGAGTAAGCGCACCAACGGGGGTTCCCGGGGGAGAGCCCCCTTTACCAGCAGACGCAGACGAATGCCATGCTTCATCAAACCAGCCGCCGATAAGGCTCTCCATCGTACCTATTGCTCCCGCTAGGGGGTTTGTGATGTCCCCCACCATGTTCGCCGCGCCACCCAGCAATCCCCCGACTACCGGGATGTGTGACCCCACCTGATTATTAAACTTTGTCTGCTGGGCGGAAATGCTGGTTATCTGGTGGGCTAGACGACTATGCGGATCGTGTGTTGTGATGACACCACTCACTGCTTTACCGATTCCCGCCGCGAGCATTGCGACTGCTACCGGAGCGGCAAGTGTCAAAAGACTGCCCGCTCCCGCCGCCCCTGCCGCGCCTTCCGCGAGACCTGAAACACTTGTCCCCAGTCCGAGCCCGGCACCACCCTCACCAGACAGCAGGCCACCGGCAGCACTGCCGCCACTTGCCAGCCCGGTCATGCGGCGAAGCATAAGTGCCTGTACTCCCAGGCTGCCTAGTCCGGCTAGCCCGCCACCGCCGAGCCCTGACGTAACCCCGCCAAGTGCGCCGCCCCCCGTGCCGACGAGCTGATGAATGACGGGCAGGTTGACAATATTGGTCAGCACTTCCTCGAACTTAGTCAGTCCTGTGGTAGCCGCAGACAGCCCCTGATTAAACGCCCCGGACAGGTCAGACGATCGCCCTATCTTGACAGCGCCCGCTGACGTCGTCTTCGTCAGGTCACTCTCATTGATTCCGTACCTGGCCAGAGTAGTCCGTGCTGCGTTCTGCCCGGGACCACCGCCCGTTGCCTGGCTGAGCAGCGCCTGGGACTGGGTTGCATTCAGGCCCGGAACGGAAGCGTTGCCCTGGGTCAGCTTGTTCTGCTGAAGCAGGGCCGAGGTCCATGCTTGCACCGTGGCCGGGTTGTTTCCGACGATGGACTCAAGGTCTTGCTGACCGATGCTGCCCGATCGCAACTGGTATCCAAGGGCGTACGATCCCTGAGAGTTTATCTTCCCGCCACTAGACGCGAACAGTCCTTTGATGATCTGCTGCAACGTGCCGGCGGAGTTCATCTGCGGACCTTTGCCATTGATCGACAACGGCGTATTACCGTACCCGGACTGCATCATGCCCAGGCTGAACTGCGGACTGAACATTTGCGAGGACATTTGCGCCGCCTGAGTACGCCCGCCCATAGGATTGGCGTAGCTAAACGATCCGGTGCCCCCCGTCGCGGCCCGGAAGTAGGCCCCGGCCGAGCCAGGGATATTGGCCGCCGTGCCGCCTACGGAGTTGATTATGGACTGTCCCTGAATGGCGTCATTCACATTCAGCGCCATGCTGGGCAGTCCACGGTTGTTGCTTCCGAACGCCTGAGCCTGAATAGCCATAAAGCCAGTGCCGCCCAGAAGTGCTTGCTGCTGGGTAAATCCACTCATCGCTACCTGGGTCTGCATCTGACTGGCACCGTAACCAGCCAGCATTGACCCAGCCGAAAGTACGGCAGCGGTAGCTCCCATTGCGCCGCCCATTTTCTGCACGTTAGCAGACATCTGCTTTGTATAGCCGGGAGTCCCGAACTGCGCCAGGCTGGCCGCTGCCGCTGATGAAGCACCGGAAAATGTAGCGCCTCCGCCGTTACCCCCAGCACCTGCTGACTGAGTAGCACCAGGCTGCATTTTTATCCCGGTGACCATCTGGAACATGCCGCCAAGATATGACATGAACCCGCCGCCACCGGCAGCGGCGGGAGACGGGCCGGATGCTGGCAGAGACGGTCCCCCGAGCATGGCCGAAGCCTGGGCCTTGGTAAAGCCGCTGCCACCACCCACGGCACCAGTCTGCTTGGCGTAGAGTGCCGCCAGCTTATCGACTGATGCGGCGAACTTGTTGATGGCTGCCTGAAGAGGCTGCGTTCCCAGCATAGAAGGAGAGGGAACGTCGCCAGAGATAAGGTTTCCGCTACCGGCTATGTCATCGCTGTTCCCGACGCCGAATCCCATGTTAGGCATTCAGGCTCCTACGAGAAGGCATCGCGCACAACTCTCTTGTACCCTCCGCTAGGTGCGGCTGGTGGACCTACGTTGCTGGTCCTGTTTCTGGCAGAACTATCATTATCCCACTTAGCACGAGCCCATTGTGCCCAGTACGCTCGTTCCCTGGACGTCAGTGCCCGAAGGTCACCGGGGGTCCAGGACGGAAACACCATCAGGATCTCCGCGTATTCCTGATAACGCGTGTGCGCCGAGATGTTACGCGAGAAACAAGTCCCCTAGATCGATAGCCAGGGACACCTCATTACCGCAATCCACGTCGGTGATCTTAATAGCAGTGTACTTCGGGCCGGGCTCCCGCTTGGAAATCTCGGCCTCGATAGCACGCCTGTCCGCAAGGCCCATCGTCAGCGCCATGTTCGGGTTCACGATCATCCGGCGTTCTCGGCCGTCTGCCCCGGTGACAGACTCGACGCACTTCTGGAGGAGAAGAGTCTTACGCTGCGCCGCGTTCATCTTGCTCTCACCCAGCGCGGTCTGCACATTGCCGTCAGGCAGCCGCACCTTGGCCACAGCGCCCTTGCGCAGCTTGACCTCGAACTCAGCATCACGCGGGTTATCCAGCGTCTCGGTCTCGATATCATCGTCAAGCTCGAACTCGACGTCGGACTTGTTGCCGCAGCTCGGGCAGACAAAGTTACGCACCGTCAGCTTGTTGCCGTAGGTGGCGACACGGATACCGATGATAAGTGCGTCACGGTCACCAATCAGCAGCCGCTTCAGCAGCGCCTTGGTGGTGTCTTCCGGCTCGTTGCCCAGACGCACCGTGCCGCGCTCCAGGAGCACGGTAAGGAAGTGGAACGGGTTGCCCGACCCGAGAGCACGGGCCATCGCTTCCTCGTCCTCTCCGTTCAGCTCACGGACCTGAGCGGTACTGACGACGCGCTCGGTGCTCATGTCTTTGTCCAGCAGCAGTCCGCCCGGCAGCGGGACAATGTCAGACGGAGTCTCGGGGGGGTCCGGGAACTTCTCGCTGACCGAGGATATAGCCGCAGCGACAGCACCGGCAGCGGCGGCCGGATTAGCAGTAGCGGGCAAGAATGCGGCGGGAGTAGCTTCGGTCATTTAGATTCTCCGTTTAAGTGTTACGATGCTGACCTTGATTCTATCAGGCGCTGAACCCCGGAACCTCCGCAGAACCAGGACCAGGAGCGATCTGGGTTGCGAAGCCCTCATAGGCGAGTGCCATCTGAGTAATGAATAGCTGGTTAGCACCAGCGTCCAGGTCGGACCATGCCATTGAGGTCGGCCACGCGTTGTAGCAGCGGAACAGCGCCTTGACGGGATCGCTGTCCGTGGTGACCGGGTGGTCGAGCACAGAGATGTCCACGATCCAGCGGAAGTTAGTTCCCGGGGCCTGGCTGCCAGAGCCCTGCATCACGGTGAACAACTGCTGAATCCAGATAAGATCCTGGGGCGTGCCGACAATGACGCCGTGGGAAAGAGTCAGCGGATTGAAGTCCGCCTGACCTGGCATCTTCTGGGTGGTCGTGTTCATGCCGCCCTCACGGTACGGAATGACGTCGATAGTCATAGCCAGTCCGGAGACAGTCATGAAGCCCATCGTGATTACCGAGCCTGAGGGCGGGCGCAGGTCCACCTGGAACTTAAAGTTCCGCAGCGGGTCGGTCGCAATCGATGAAAGCGACGGAGACTGGTTAACGGCCATTAGCTAGCTCCTCAAGAACCGGCGTTTGTGGTGGTGACGGAAGTAGTGCCATCACCCTGGAACATCGAGAGAGTGATGTTGATGTACTCCGCCGGGCTCAGAAGGGACACAGCGACATTGACGTTGACGATTCCGGCCATTGCCTGGGCCGGGGTGGTCGTGGTGTCGTCACAGATAACCATGAACGAGTCGGCCGGGGTATCCCCGCCAAGCTGACCTGCCTGGAGAAGCTGCCCCAGGTAGGTCTGAAGCACAGAGGTGATCTGCTTCCACAGAACCGCATTGTTCGGCTGGAACAATGCGAACAGGAGAATCCACTTGAAGTCGTGCTCCAGCTTAATAATCATCCTGCGGACAGCGATGTACCGATCCGGGTATCCGGGGTGCAGCGTGCGTCCGCCGAAGATCAGGAAGCCCTTGCCCGGGATGAGCTTGATCGCGTTCACGAAGTTGTCGTTCAGCGTGTCTAGCTGGGTGTTGGAGAAGCGCGCCTCCAGGTCGATGACCTGCAAGCTGTTGTTGACTCCAGCGGGTGTCTGCACCGTTCCGAACGCGGCGTCGGTGGCATTCCACTGGCCGAGAACAGCACCGCCCGGAGGAAGGTAGCGTGTCGCTCCCGGGACCGTGCTGGACGGGTCTTGCACCAGCAGCCAGGGAGCGTAGACGGTCAGGTACGTGGAGTCGGGCAGCGAGCCGTCGCCGCTCACCATTGCCAGGTAATTGGAAGTGACGGTGGCGGTGGACTCGGGAAGGTTTGGCGCAGGCCCGTCGATCACGAACATAACATCGCCGCGCCCGGCCGCCCAGCTTTCCAGCGTGGTCAGCGCGGTGATGTCGTCCAGCCCCGGGACATTGATGTACAGCGCCTGGTCGATAAGCGTGTCGAGCTGCGCGGGAAGTGCGGTGGTGATGTCCGGCGCGGTAACACCATCATTACCGCCGGTAAGCGGGGACGGTGCAACTAGGGCAAGGTCAGTGGAGCCCAGAACGTACGGGCCGCCCAGGTCTTCGGAAAGCACCACGTACTGCGAACCGGTTATCGGGGAGTTAACCATGTTGACAACGTACCGAGGATCAGAAGGATTGGTGGAAAGATCCTGGAACGTCTCCGCCAGGTTGGTGTTGGCAGACCCGTTGAAGTAAACGTTGAGGGAAAAACGCCCGGCAGTACCGGCGGTCACTACCTCGACAAAAATGTTCTGTCCCCACACACCCGGCGAGGAAGCGGTCACGGTCACGATGTCAGACGGGGACTCTGCAACATCGAGAAGCTGGAGAGAAGCAGACACAGCATCCGAATTGGGAATTCGCGCTACAAAAAGCTGAGACCCGCCATTCAGGAAGAACTGCTGAACAGCAAACGGGAACAGGTTGCCGGGGTCGGTGGTGTAGTCACCGAACAGGTTGGTGAACTGCCGTGGCGAAGTGACGGCAGTCGGAGCCAGCGGCCCGCGAGGGAACACGCCAGCGATACATGGCTGCGCCTCACCCGGGATGGCCGGGCCATTAGGCGAGAGCGGGGTAAAGTTCTCGGCAACCGAGATTTGCGGGCGTCCGGTAGTCGGCATACGTAATCCTTTACTGTGCCAGGGCCTGGGTGTTCCAGCCGCCGAAACCTCGGCTGGACACAACTCCCATCGACTCGCTTACTTCCTGATAAGAAAGGTCTGCGAAAGAACGGTAACAAGTCAGGTCCAGATCAACACTAGTGACAAGCGGGTACTGCCCGGGTGTCGTATTAATAATAGGCCCGATTAGCTCTGAACTGATACGGATGAGAAAGGTATCACGCAGCAGGCGCTTCTGCTTTCCCTCGACATCGATCCTCGCGTAGCTTCGTTCCGGCCCGCCAACGATGTCGAGTCGGCGGAAGGTTCCGTCCTGCGGAACATCCAGCCAGGCGTTCCGGCCGAGATAGTTATCGGTCATCAGCGCGGCTGTAATCGGAATGGTATGATCCCGGGCCAGGCGAGAGAACGTGGACACCTGGTAGTTAAGCCAGTACGGGATAGGGAAGTCGGCGCTGTAGGGAGACTCGGAAGGGTCAAAGGTGGTTGCGCCGGGAGCCCACCAGGCATTCTCGCCCTCCGGTGCGTAAGGAAGATGGTAGTTGCCCGTGGTCCCGCCGTAGGCACGGTGCTCGCGCTCGGTGGCCCGCTCGATAGACATCAGCTCGATGATGATGCACGGGTAGTTGAGCGAGGTGACTTCGTCCTCAGGCAGCCGGAACTTTACCGGAACCTTCCTGACCCCGCCCGGAAGATTGTTCACCGCATCGATATCGGTAACGGTGATCCCTTGCAGGCGCAGAT